CAGCACGGGTTCGAATCCCGTACGGGACGCCACTTCCCCTTACGCAAACATGCTCTCAGCCCAGGGTGGGATTGGGAATTCCCGAGTATTTGCGGACTTTTCGTCAGAAACCTTGATGGTGCAAAGGCGGAATGGTCGGGCTTTTTCTCTCCGAATAGGAGGATTCTCTCCAAAGCTTGAGGGTTGGTCGATTTTTCCAACAAGGTTTAACGCTTTGATCTGAATGGGTTTTGTTATGCTGCGATGCAGCATGGGTTGGTGAAATGGATGCCGGGGGGAAGGGAGCTGGGGGTGGAAAGTTGAGGCTGAGCCCCGAGGTTTCGTGTCCCACTCGCTGCTCCAGTCGGTTTTTCAACCCCACATTTTCCCTTCTCCAGTGGTGCAGTGAACCGCAGGTTTCCTGGGGTTTTGCAGTCGCCGCGTGAGGGTTGGAGAACGACAGGAACCCTGAAATCGTTCTCTAGACGCCCAGAAGTCTCCGAGGCTTTGGGGTCGCTTAATTCGACTCTCAAGCCTTGTCCCATTGATGTTAAGTGGCTTGTATTACCCTGAGCCTGATGCAATTCAACACGCGGATTGCCTGTCGGAGGGTGCCGGAGAATGGATAATCGTTTTTGATCCCCGTGAGCGAGAGGCTCTGACCGAACGCTTTCGGGAAAAGGAGGACCCCCTTCGCATTCTCATCGTCTGCGACATGCTCCTCACTGGCTTCGACGCCCCGGTGGAACAGGTCATGTACGTGGATGCGCCGCTTCGGGAGCATCTCTTGCTTCAGGCTATCGCCCGAACCAACCGAATTGCCGACGGCAACGCGTGGCGCCAGCCCGCGCGCGCGATAGCGGCAATACGATGCTGTCCAAAGAATTCCCCGGTGGCATTCTTGTGCTGACCGGCGCCAATAGCGCGGTCGGGCTGCGTTCCATGCCGGCCAGGTTTCTGTTTCTGGACGAGGTAGACGCCTATCCCGGCGACATCGAAGGCGAAGGCGATCCGATTGCATTGGCGGAGGCCCGGGCGCGCACTTTCGGCTGGCGCAGGAAAGCCTTTCTGGTCTCAACGCCAACTATTGCTGGGCGCAGCCGGATTGAGCGGGAATATGCAGCATCTGACCAGCGGCGCTTTTTCCTGCCCTGTCCGTATTGCAGCGCAATGCAATGGCTGAAATTCGAAAGGCTGATCTGGGAGAAAGGCAATCCCCGCAGCGTGCGCTACCATTGCGAGGATTGCGACACGCCGATTGAGGAGCATCACAAGACCGCCATGCTCGCTGCCGGCGAATGGCGACCAACCGCAGCAGCGGAGAACCCGCATACGATCGGCTTTCACATCTCGGCGCTGTATTCGCCGGTCGGCTGGCTGTCCTGGGAGCAGATCGCGCGCGATTGGGAAGCCGCGCAGGGCAAGGCCGAGGATCTAAAAACCTTCCGAAACACCGTACTCGGCGAGACCTGGCAGGATCGTGGTGAGGCACCGGATTGGGAACGCCTGGTGGAACGGCGCGAGGATTTCCGTCTTGGCGTGGTGCCGCATGACGCTCTGGTGCTGACGGCGGGCGTCGATGTGCAGGATGACCGGCTGGAATGCGATATCTGGGCCTGGGCAGAAGGTTATTCCTCCTGGCTTGTGGATCACATCGTCATTGCAGGCAGCCCGCGTGAACGCGCGCCCTGGGATGCGCTGGCAGACCTTCTCGCGCGCGATTGGCCGCGGGCGAATGGCGGCGCGATCCGCATTGCCAAGGCGTGCGTTGACACGGGCGGGCGCGATACGGCGGCTGTTTATGGCCATCTGCGGCGCCTGCGCGACCCGCGCATTGCGCCGACCAAGGGGGTGGATGGTTGGAATAGGGCTCCGGCTTCGTGATCTTGGCGATTACGAAGCTGCGCTGCTGATGAAGGCCAAGATCGAAGCCTGCCTCGCCGCCGTGGTGACGGATGAGAGCGAAGAAACGCTCACCACCCCGTCCTCTAGTCTGCTGCGTGATTCTCAAGGCCGCGCGGTGGAAAGCTTCGAGCCTGGGATGATCCTGTATCGGCGCGGCCATGGTGATGTAAGTGTGGTCAACCCCTCGGGCGGTGGGTCTCCGCGCCTCACGCCCGCTGCCATTGCAGCTGCGGCATCGCCCGTCGCGGCACCTGTTGTGCTGGTGGAGCTTGATTTCGCCTCGGGCTTTTTCCGGGCCTGGACCGGGATTGGTCCCCTGCATTGGGCGGGCAAGGTGTTTGAGGGGCTCGGCGCCATTGGTGCCGTCAGCGAAATTGAGGAAACCGTCGAATTGCGCGCTGTGCGGCTCACGCTCTCGCTCTCGCCCGTGCCGCAGGAGGTCGTGGATATTGCGCTGGCGGAGCGCAGCTTTCGGCTCCGTCCCGCGCGGCTATGGGGCGTGCTGCTGGATGCCGAGGGAGCTTTTGTCGCCGATCCATTCCCGCTTTGGGCCGGGCTGATGGATGTGATGGAAGTGACCGATGGGACAGAGGCGCGCATTGCCCTAACCTGCGAAAGCCGGCTTGTGGATCTCGAACGCGCTGAGGTGCGGCGCTACACGGATGCGGATCAGCAGGCGGAATATCAGGGCGACCGATTTTTCGAATATGTGCCTGCCCTGCAGGAAGCAGAGATACGCCTGCCGGCGCAGTGATGCGGCGGACGGATTGGGCGGTACGGCTGGCGGCGGTGCTGTCGGCGGCGGCGGCACGCGCCTTTGACGCACGGCACTGGAACTGCGCGAGCTTCGCGCTTGCCGCTGTTGAGGCTGTCACTGGCAACAAACCGAGTGTGAAGGTCCTGCCATCGCTTGAAGCCTCGGCTGATAGCGCAGGCTTTCCACGCATCGCGCCTGCCTATGCGCGCGCGGGCGATATCGTCCTGGCCGGCGATGCGCCGCGCCTGGGCGTGGTGGTCGAAGCAGGCCGCGCTGCCTTTGTCGGCACGCATGGCCTGACCACCGCAGCACTTACTGAATGCAGTATAGCCTGGAGGATTGGCTGAATGCCTGTCGCCATCCCGATCATCGCCGTTGCCGTCGGTGCGGTAGCCTCAGCCGCTGTGGGCGGGGGGATCATCGGCGCGCTGGTTGGCGCCGGTACCGCCTTTGCCATTACCAGCGTCGGCGGTTCCGTCTTTCCCTCGCGACCGCCCTCATCCCCCGCTATTCCCAGCCGCGCGGTCGATAATACCACTGCCCCGGGCGCGGGGCGCACGCAATCCTTTCGCCAGCCACTCACGGAACATCAGATTGTCTTTGGCCGATGTAAGGTTGGCGGACCCATCGTGTTCATCCATTCCGCGACCGATGATCAGGGCCGCACTGATGGGTATTTCTACGCTGTCGTCGTGCTCGCCGCGCATCGGGTGCATTCGATCGGCGATGTCTGGCTGGGTGATACGCTGGCCACGGACGCGAAATACAATGGCCTGGTGCGGATTGATCGCCATTTGGGTGCGGCGGACCAAGCCGCCAATGGGAACTTGATTGCCGAGACCGCCGGCAAATGGACCGCCAATCATCGCGGCCGCGGGCGCGCCTATGTCGCGGTGCGGCTTAAGATCGCCGCCCAGGCCTTTCCATCCGGCCCGCCCAATATCGCTGCCCTGGTGCAGGGCGCGAATAGCATTCTGGACCCGCGCAGCAATACGACAGGATGGTCTGACAATCCCGCGCTCTGCCTTGCCTGGTATCTCACGGCCCCCTTTGGCTGGAAGGCATCCTGGGATGATATCGACATCCCCGCCTTGATCGCCGCCGCCAATATCTGTGATGAGCTAATCGGCACCCGCGCCGGCGTCTATGAAAAGCGCTACACGGTCAATGGCCGGGTCTCACTCGGCGAGGGGAAAATCGCCATTACCCGCAAGCTGGTGGCCGCCATGGCGGGTGCGCTGGTGGTCTCGGGCGGGCGGTTTTTTATTCATGCGGGTGGCCCCGCGCTGCCGACATTCACACTCAATGCCAATGCGCTGCGGGGCGATGTTACCATCCAGGGTAGTCGCCCGCGCCGTGATCTCTTTAACGGCGTGCGCGCGGTTTATGTGGACCCTGCGAAAAACTGGCAGCCGACCGATGCGCCGCCATTGTCGGCCGCGAATTATGTCGCCGAGGATGG